CAGAATCCAACGGCTTAGTTGTGTCCCATGCCATTTTCCCGATCAATGCTTGCAATCCATCGTCAATGTCTAGTCCTGGGGCTGGGATGCAGACCATGCCAATGTCGTTCAAATCCTCGATAATCGACGATGATCCATCCTGCACTTGATACTTGGCAGCACCTAATCGCGGGTCGATTAGACGTTCAAATATCTCCTCGTCGCCTTCCATTTCTTGGATAAGGTCCACGTAGTCTCGGATGCCATAACCTTGCCCTTTGGCACCTTCTCCAGGAACCCATTTACCACCTCGCCACTCAGCCCAGTCACCCACATCGACTCCAGGCCATTCTCGATACACCCACATTGTGCCGGTCTCGTCTACGGCAATCCAGCACATAAACCAGTTCTTCGATCCAGCAGGGTCGATGACGTGGTATCTGGTGACGTTTGTGGTGGGAATCTTGTCTGGTTCAACCACGTTTACTACCTTGTTGAATTTTGGGAACTTGGTAGCGTGGGACTTCATCGGGACACCGTAGGCGCGGATAAGAATCTCCTCTCTTGTTCTGCCTTTCAGCGTCTCTTTGATGCGCTCGTAACCACCAAAGGCATTGTCCTGCGAGTGGAAGTAATGCACAGAAGCATTTAGCTTCTTCGATCTTTGGACGTATGGGACTAGCTCACCATTCAGTAGCTCGGCAGGACGACTTTCGATGGTGGTTGCTCCATCTAGATATTCCTTGATAACATCCGTCCATCCGTCAATAGGGGTGAATGTTACTAGCATCTTGGAGTTACGAGTAGCAAGACGGAATCGGAGCGTGTTGATAAGCTCAACACCAAGAAGGTATTCGTCCAGCCATACTCCGATATTATGCCAGACTGGATTCCTAGACCCAAGCTCGGCACCTTCCAGAATCGTTGGGTTGTTTTGATACTGCGAGTAGGTCTTGAAGATGATCTGTGATCCATTAGGCAGAATTAGCGAGGAGTCTGTGAATCCTGTCTTCTTCTTGTAGGAGATGTAAGCATTGGAGCTAGTAAACTTGGTCTTTAGATACTCTGGCAACCATGACCAGACGGCACTTTGCTGCTGGCGGATTGATACCTCGGACGTTTGCGCGAAGCAGAATATCTCAGAGTTGGGATTCTCCACGGCAGCACGGACTACAGAGAATGCTCCCCACTGGGTTTTGCCGCTGCGGTTGCCTCCTAGAGCTAGGATTTCATTAACCTCATGCAACTGCTCCTCAGCCTTTGTCCAGTGTGGTAAACGAAACCCATACTGATACGGGTCTTTCTCGGCGTTCTCAATCGCTTCGTGGTATATGCGATGTATTGACAACACCTCCTCGGGTGTCATCTGAACTAACTCATCATCCGTTGGTGGAGTTAGGATTTGATGCGCTCTCCAAATCATACTGTTTCCGCGTCGATTACTTTGCTCTTAGCAATGCGGCTTTTTGCCTCGTTAATGAGGTTTGCAGCGTCATCTAGGCTAGCACCTTTGCGATGCTCCACGACAGTAGTTGCCATGCCAGTAAGCTGTGCAGCTTTGTCCGTGAGAATGCCGACAGTAATTGCCAGCTTCTCTGGAGAGATTTTAGCAAGACTATCTGGATCGTCGAAGAGTTGATTTGCTCGCTCGAAAAGCAGGTCGGTGTATTCCTGCGCGGCAATAGCGTATCGCATGGAAAACTCCTTGCGCTTTGTCTCTAGAGTGTCGTTGTGCCTCCACTCCAGCGAGCGAATGATGTCACGACCGACTCCAGTCTTCTTCTGGATTTCGCTGATTCTCGCCCCTTGCGCCAATAGATACAAAGCCAACGCTGCCTTGTTTGGAGCGTAGTGTTCGATATTGTTGCGCGAAAGAGACTTGGCACGTTCTCTGACCTCCAGAAACCATTCGGCTTTATCCGCACGTTCGTCGTAATAATTCTCTTTTAGCTTCTGGAGTTGTTCTTCACTCATAGGTTTGGTTTAACCGCAGAGGCTTAACTCTAATTAGAGTTTGCTCTGCGGTTCCTTTCAATCGCTTGAACATCAGTTGTAGTCAAGATTTTTTTCTTAAACAATCTTCTTATCTCGCCATCTGGATTCGTGCTTGCTTGAATTTGTGGATAAATTCTTTCTACTTTTTCAATAGTTGGCAATCCAGCAATCAATGCCTCTTTAGGTGAAAGCACAATTCCTTGTGTTCTCACTCTATCTTTGTATGCGTCAGCAACCTTTCTACCCATAACAGGGTCTTTTCTAGCAAGATCATTGATGTTCTTTCGAGTATCGGAATCATTCGCACCTACTAGTTCATCAAGAACTTCAGATGTGGTTTTCTCTTTAACTGGATTGTATGGGGTGACTTTACCATCAAGCAGGTTGAGTGTATCTAGGCTTGAGAACTTTGCTTGTTTAAGCATAGGAACGATTGTCTCGTCAGTTTCTCCAAGGGTTCTGAGATTCTTTACATGCTCCAGCATTGCTTGCATATTGCTGGTATAGTTGTTTTGCTCATCAGCAATTAGGGCGTTGTATTCTTGTTGAGAAATCTTGCTATCCTTGAGCTTATATTGATGCCCAGACATAGTTGATTTAATGTTGCCAAGAGCTTCTTGAATCTCACGCGCCTTGAATCCAAATCCTTCTGGAATTTTTCTGACTTCTTCTCGGATTCCCGCTTGCCGTGTAAGTTTTTCTTGCATAGTCTTACCAGGCTTCTGCATAGCGGTAATGGTTGAAGGTATAAACTCTTTACCAAAGTTCTCTAACCTATCAAGTCTATTGCCAACAAAATCACGTTCATTCGATATTAAGTCTCCAGTTTTAAAGTCCCTGCCAGAAATCAAAGAACTCACTCCTTGTGCGGCAAATGACCCCTCTCCAATAAGTTCACTGCCAAGAAGTTTTAGCAAGTTTTCTCCTCCTTCATTAATATCTTCCCCCCTCAAAACAGACATCACCAAATTAGAAGATATTGTTTGAGGCAGGTAATAAGCAGTGTTAATTGATCCAATCGAATTATCTTTTTTCTTATAAAGCAAAAGAGGTTTATCTCTTTCAAAGTTTGCCGCAACTGTATCGCGGTAAGCTCTTTCTTGCTCTTCGGTGAACGTGTTTCGATTGAATTGATTTATTCCATATGTAGCAGCGGCGTATGCGGTAGCCATAGTAGCAAGACGCTTTGCTGCCTCTTTTTTCATTGCCTCTTGATTGATTGGAATATCTTTAAATTCACTGCCAAGTTTTGCAGTAAGGGTGCCATCCATCATTTGCTTTATAGTCTTTGCTTGCGCTAGTTGGCTTCTAACAAATTCAAGAGAGTATGTTACAAATTGAGGCAGAACCCCAGCTCTTGAAAGTTCTTTTATCTCAGGACTTATTGAATCATAATTGGGATATGTTTTTGTTGTCAGCCTTGCTGCCATTTCTTTGATCTGCTCATCCGTAGCAGTTGGAGCCATTTTCTTTAAGACATTTGCATTGTTTTCATAATTAACAATCCTAAAAATGTTGTCTGGCAAACTATATATTCGACCAGGAACGTCTGCTGCTTTTTGAAATGCTCTACCCAAACGCTTGCCTTGAAGCCCAGCTTTAAGGTCTTCAAAATCAACATTGCCAGTTATCATTCCACGTTTTTTTAAGTCTTCAAACTTATCCATAGTCAATGGAGCGGCTTGATTAGCAACTTTTTTAATCATTGGCAATCCTCCAATCTTTGTGCCAGCAAGCGTTCCCAATGATATCTTAACAGCATTGCCTAATCCAAGAAATGGATTCATTCCTGACGCAAGAGTAATGGCAAGATTGCTTGGAGCCTGAATCAAATAAGAAGGAAGATTACCAAGCACCTTAGCTGATTTTAATCCAGATACCGCAGTTTCTCCAATATCTTGCAAGAATCGTTTAGACAGCAAGTTGCTCTGATCTTCTATTCCGCTTGCATAAATTTTATTCACAGCACTTTGGATAGATGGATCAACATACAATTCTTCTCCATCAAGCATTGCATTGCCACGCTTTAGCTTCAATGGTTGCAATCCCTGCGTTACATTTTCTGCCTTTACTGCTGCGCCAGAATCGAATAATGCTTTTGCCATTCTAGCATCGGACTCATTGTATTCATTGATTCGGTTAAGAACTGACATTGTGGTGCCGACTCCTTGTCCAGGCTCCTTGATAAACCCAAGAAAATCCTCCAATTCTGGAGATACATCTTTTCTGCTTTTTAAGACATTAGGAGTTCCAGGGCCTTTCATAAAGTTAGAAAAATCCTCTGGATTACCCTTCATCTTAACTTGAAGTTCTGCCAAGTATTTGTTCGCATCAGCTTCACTCAATCCATCTCTAACAAGACTATCCTTTAATGCATCATACTTTTCTTTTGATGGTTTATAGTTTGCATCTTGGAAAAATCTGTAAGCTCTAGTTAAGTAATCTCCACGATTCAAGCTATCCTCAATGACCTCTGCTCTATTATTAAGTAGCAATTTCTCACCAGAGTTATGCATATCAAGCATTCTCTGTTGTTCTTTTTGTATTCTTGATCTTCCATATAGAAGATTATCAAGCAACTCGGATGGGAGATTAGGTCGCGTTTCCCCATTAAGAACAGCTATTGCATCATCACGATATTGCGGGTTCTTTTCAAGGTAGTCATCAATCTGCTTTCCTAGATTCGCGGCAGTCCCCTCGGCAGCTTCAATAGAAGCCTTTGCTTTCTTCACGGCAGTTGTTGCGTCATACCCAAGCACTCTGCTAGGAAATGCTTTAGCAGTAGTGTCACGCATCATGTTTTTAAAATAATCGCTAACATTCGATGGTGTCATTCTTAGCTCTTGCGGAGTAAGACCAGCGGTCATGTTGTCAACCAGCTCAATGGTCGATGGGTCACCAGCGGCAATCAATTTATTGATTTCTTCAGGGGTTTTGTTCCTGATCTTTTGAACACTATTAATCAACTTCTTTTCAAGAACACCCATGCCAGCACCTAATGCCATACTAGTTCCAGTTGCTTTCAGATAGTCATCAAGAGTATAATCTTTCTTATTCTGGATTTCTTCAGAAGCCATGTAAGAAGGAGTTGCTACTGCACCCATAACCATACCTGATCTAATAGGTCGCTTGGCAATTGCGCTAGTAATCTTATTTAACTTACTACCAACCTTTCCAACTTTCTGGAAAGGAAGAAGATTAAGAGCAGCATCGATTGTGGCTCTGCCGTAATCAATCTCATTTTTACCTTCGATTTTTTGAGCGATAACAGATCCTCCGAATCCACCTCCTAACGCTCCTGTAATATATCCTCCAGCAGCGCCAACAGGAACTGTTATGGGAGCAGCAAGTAATCCTGATGCACCAAGCCCTGCTCCTGCTGCCGCTCCTGCGTATTTAGCCCCTTCTGCTACGGCAAGTTCGGCAGCCAAACCCGCAGCAACACGACCTAAACTTGGGTCTTCTTCTTTTGCTTCTGGTTTAGGTGGAGCGTTCTTGCTAAAATGATCTGCAATCTCTTCAAGAGAATAACCTTCTTCTAACGCATCCAGAATATCAGGACGATCTTTTGTAACATGAGCTATTATTTCATCATTGGTGTAACCTTCGATGCGAGCATCATTCAAAATATCTCTTGTGAGTTCAGGCATAATTACTGTTTGCGAGTTGGAGCAATTTCTTCAAGAGATCTTTTTGTTTTAGGAGCAGCTTGTGGAGCAGGTTGAGGATTCACTCCTTGATTTGGTGATTCTTGTGGGGCTACGGGATTGGTTGGGGGTGGCGGCTGAACACTGCCCATAAAGTATTCGTCCAAATCTTTTATTGTAAGATTACCATACAATCCACCAACACCAGCAGCTGTTGCGAAACGAAGTGCTTTTTGTTTATCCCCAGCAGCATAAGCAGCTGCAGCTTTTTCTAAGTATTCCAATTTTAATTCTGCAGAACTAGGCTTGTCTGGATAAAATCTTTTAGTCAAATTGCTTACTTGTCCACGAACTCCATCGACAGTTGCAGGACTAAATGTTTCAACTTCATCTTTAGGCTTATCTGGCTTAAACCCAACCATTCCTTGCATTCCTGATGTTTGTTGCTGATTAGGTTGCGACAAGAACAAGGCGGCTTCTATACGTCTACGATTAACAAGACCAGGAAGTTCTTTTCCTCCCGCTTTTGTGTATTCAAGCATCTTGTCAGCCAACTCTTGTGGCTTATCTCCAAAACGCTCAATCAAGCTAACACCTTGTCCAGTGTTGTAATCAAAAGAAGCTAGTGCATTAAATTGATTTTGACTCAATGGAGTGCCTTTTAGCTTTGCTGCTTCTTCGATTCTTTTGGCGTTCACAGAAAGTTCGGAACCTAGTCTATCAGTTGCATCTTGCTCAGTGATGCCAACTTCTCCAGGCTTAGCTTTTGTTCCATAGCCAATGCTTCTTTGCTTATAGTCATCGTAAGACTTTTGACTAAATCCTTCAAGGTTCTTAACAAAATCAATAAGATTGCTTGTTGTCGGAGCAGGTTTTGCAGCATTAAGTCCAGATGTTTGAATTGGCACCCACGTTCTTGATGCTTTATCCCATTGGACATCCTGATCTCCACCAGAAACTGAAGTAGTTTTTGTTGGAGGTGCTTCTAGTTCAGCAGCAGCGGCAGCACGTTTTGCTGCTTCAAGTTGAGCTTCTCTGTAGGCTTTATCAACTCCAATCTTTTGTTTTTCTAGATCCACACTTGATCTGTTACGAATTTCCCCAATACCCAAATTAAGAATATCAGAAATGGCCTCAGCTTCGGCTTTTCTTTGGCTAAGAGGAAGTTCTTTATTATCAAGAATTGTCAACGAGTTTAGAAGCGTTGGTTTCAAATCTGGAATCAAATCACCAATAGCTTTTGCTACGCTCTTAGATTTTTGAACAGCACGCTCATCTTCTTGCTGTGACTTTTTCATCTCACCATAGTCTTTAATGGCACCTGCAATACTGCCACCAAGGTTAGACAACCCCTGAGCTTGTATCTCAGCAGCGCGAGAAAACCCACTGTAATCCTGTTTGAATGACTCTGGGTTGATTCCAGAGCCTAGCATTTGTCCACTTCCGTAAGTTGCCATATTATTTGATTAGATCGTAATGAACCGCCTTGAATCCGTTAATTTCCTCAACAGCTTCAGGAAACACTTCCTCAACGTCTTGAGCCATAACGCCCATTTCAGTTACGTTGCTACCTTTATATTTATAGGTATACACTGGTAATCCAGATTCTGTTACACCAACCTTTTTAATGTCGGTTTTTAATCTACGATCAGAAACTTTGGCAGCCGCAACGTCTCCAGCAGCTCCTATTGTTTTCCCAATAGCTCCATATATTGCTGCGTTTTGCGCTGCTGCTGCCTGTGCGTTAGCAGATTGTGCAGCTAGTTGGTTTGACCGTTGTGCCGCGCCAAGGTTGAGTCCAACAGAAGTATCAAACAACTGTGGAGTTCCTGCACCAATGGCACCTAGTCCAGTCTGCAAGAAGTTCTGCCCTTGTTGATACGACATTGGTGCGGAGCTTAAAAGATTAAGGCCAGGCTGCGTATAGAATCCTTGAGCAAGGTTGTATGAGTTCTGCGCGGCTTGTGCTGCCTCCATTCTTTTTCTGGCAAGCATTTCCTCGCGCCCCATAACTTCCGATGCAATAGCCGCATTGCCACCAATACGACCAGCGGCAGACGCGCCTTCTCTCGCGGCTTGTTGGTATCCGCGCTGTTCTTGTGGGTTTAGTGATTGCGAGGACGCATATGCCCGTCTAGCCTCTGCATCAGCATTTTGAACTGCATATGCCTGTTCGGGGGAAAGACCCTGCATTAAGCCTCTGGTGAGTCCTGCTTGCCCTGTCATCTGACCAAGTTCTGCTTGGCGAGCTTCACCTAGTCCCATTCCAGCTTGTTGCGCTGCCTCTCGACTAAGACCAAAGATTCCTTGTTGTCCACCTGCACCACTCAAAAACGACTGGATGTCACTAAGGTTTAACCCTTGAAGCTGTGGACGAAATTGCTGTTCCTGTGAAATGATTCCAGGCAGTGATTTAGACATTCCAGAAACATAGTTCCAGATGTCTGCGCCAATATCCATTTTAGGAGCTTTTACTTTTGGTGCTGATCCCATAATTATTGTAGTTTTGAATAGAATTTTTTCATATTTAGCAAGCGAGTGCGGATTGATCCTTTGAAATCTCTCCGAAAGGAAATGTAATCATAGTCATTTCTAAAAACCCCAAGTCCACTAGCCATGTTTCCACAGCACATAGTAACGTAAAGTGTATCTGCTTCTTCAAATGACACAGCTTTTTCAGGATCATTACTATTGGAGTGAAAGCATAAGGCAAAAACTTTAGGATTACAGACAACAATCCCATGACACAAGTGCCAACCGATAAGGCTTTGGATGTCGATGTCATTTGATTTATAAAGTTCAAGAGCGGTTTCTAAGTGTGGGTTCATCCAATAATGGAAATGCTATTATGCAGATTGCTTACTGGGTCGTTGTTGCTTGTATCAATAGTCAATATCCTACAACTTTGAGCGTTGTTTGGAGACCCAGATAGCACCTTGTTTCCAGAAGTGTTTACAAAAGATGCCGCTGTAGCGCAGGTTCCAAGGATGGAATAGTTAGCACTAGGCATAGCAATTAAGAAATTAGCCACGTAGTAACCATTTTGTGCGCTGTCATTACTAGTTGGAGGAATCGTAGGGCTAGCAGCCGCCGCCGAGATGCAAGATATGTTTCCACTTGCACTGATTGTCTTCCTTAAAAGAGTAACAGTTCCAGTTGACGATGTTGACGCGCTGCTTGTAACCGTAAATATGTTTGCATTAGTTACTGCCGAGACCTCATAAAGACCGTCAAATGGAGCGGTTCCAGTCCCAACGGCGTAATCAATAAAGACTAAATTACCAACAATCAATCCATGACCAGTCACAGTGACTGTGACAGTAGTAGTTCCAGTTCTGGAATAAGTTCCAGTTGCATTAGTATTTGTGGTAGAATCGAAATTTGCCCACGCTCTGATTCCATAAACTGGAGCAGTTCCAGTCTGCGCTCCGTCTAGCTTAGGCGCGGTAATCGCAGCACTAGCAATGTCTGCGGCAACAATAGTCCCATCTACAATGTTAGCAGATGCGATTGTAATTGCAGTAGGTAATGCTCCAGTAGCCAGCTTTGACAAATCAATCGCTGCGGATGCGTTGATTTTTGCGTTGGTAATAGCGCCATCGAGGATTGCAGTTCCAGTTACGGCATTTGCTGCTATTTCATTGGCCGTAATATTACCCGTTGCAACCTTCATCTTGCCACCAGTTATCGCCAGGGTTCCATTGGCTAGAGCATCGGAAGTAAACTCCGTCTCGTCGATGATGTTATTCATCAACGTGCTTGTGATAACCTCGTTGGTTGCGAAAGTTTTGGTGGTATTTACTACTCCTGCCATATTATTTCTGTGAAATGATTTGTCTATTTGTCACGGAACCAGTGACTTTGATAGAAGTTATCTTAGGAGAACCGATTGTCCGTGTCAAGGTTAAGGTTCCTAGATACCCTCTAATGCCACCTAGACGAAACCTAATGTTGCCTGTTTCATCTTCAGAAGACGACCCTGTTCCAAGAACTACTCCATCAAGGAAGGTAGTTGTAGTGCCAATCTCTTGGTTGTTGTCTGGATCTTCAGCGGCAAAGGAGATGTCATATTCTCCCAAACCACCATCAACACACTGCATGGTAAGTTGGCCGTCTGTAAATCGTTTGCGGTCAAGATTACCAAGGGCATACCCCCTAGTTGTTAAGGACGAGTTGATAGAAAAGCTAGTTATGACACCACTTGAAAGCAAGGTGTCGCTAGATGACTCAAATGCTTCTAGTTCATGCAATCCACCTAGAGATGTTACCGCATAAATGCTATTTCGTTCAGCGGCACTACCAACAACAAGGTTTTTTATCAAAAAATCACTAGCTCCAAAAGTATCAATCGACTCCCACCCTTTGTTTAGGAAGTTAAAAACTAAAATTGTGTTGTTTCCAGTGGCATTATTAGCTCCTGCCGTGGAATCTAGTGCTACTGCAAGGTAGTATCTGTTATTAAACAGCACTCCAACAGCGTCTTTAGCTAGGTTCTTGTTGATTCTATCAATATATGGCTGGATGTTTTTGGAAATAGGCTCATCTGCACCACGAAGATTGTAATCATTTAGGAACTCAATGGCGTAAACTCCGTCATCGGACAAGAAGAACATAGCATTGCCTTTCATAACAACGCTTTTCCTAGCTAGACAACCTACTTCGGTGGTCAACTGCGTAACCTTGGTATCGGTTAGACTTCCAGTAGTCCCACTTATCAAGTGTAAGCTATTACGATTTAGGACAACTAGCTTGTCATCATAGAACCCCTGCATAGCTACAAGGTAGTCAGTAGTTCCACCAGTAATCCGAAACTGATTAGCAATCTGGTCGAATGTGTGGCTATCTAAAATGTCAGAAACGGAAATCTCATCGGTAATCTTCCTGTCTGTATAGGTTGGTGAGCTAAATGTGCCAGCGGGAGTGTAGTAAAACGGAACCCACAACCTACGCTGAAAGTAAACACCCCAAGGAGGGGCTGGTTGATGGATGAACCCACCACCTACACTAAACCTGCCGCCGAACTCAATCTGTTGAGATCCAGGAATACTTGCTAAATTAGCGACTGGAGCAATGAATGAAATGTTTGTATCTGTTGCACTTAGCACCTCGAACGATTGTCCAGAAATAGAACTAAATGTTGGAATGTTTGTTTCATATACAACAATTGTGTCACCAGCAATAATGGTTGTATTACCACTAACCGTTAGGCTAACAACTCCGTTTGTTACTGTTCCCGTGGTGGATACAAAAACCTGTGGCTGAGTGTATGCTCCTCCAGGCACTAAGGTAAACCCAGCTTTCAGTATTGCATTTGTAACTACAAATGTCTGCGTCTGGGATGTTGTAAAAGTATATGTAAATACATCCTTATCAGTAATAGACACAACATCAAACGTGCCATTAGCTGGTGTTCCTCCAGTCAGACCGCTAACAATAATTTCATCTCCTACTTTTAAACCATGGTCTTTAATCCTCATGGTTACAGTGAACGCACTAGAACTAGCACTCTCGATCTGCCGTCCATTAGGGAACCATTCAAACGCTTGGAATCCATCACGGAACAAATACACACGATCAAACGCTTGTATCATATCGGTGTCTCCAGATACTGACTGACCTTCAGGGTATTCAATGTCCTGCGTAGTATAGCCATTCAGATTAACTAAGATTGCCTTAGTATCCAATGCCAACACCACGCTCTCAGCATTACTAGAGTTTGGATCGCTGAATAAGCAAGATGCTCTGACGTTTACGTTAGCAGCGTCATTGATTGGAGTAGTTGACAGTGTGCCAGTCGATGCACCTAAGACAGTCAACCCAGGCACGGAATAGCTTAATGTGGTTGAACTAAGCACAGTCATGGAGAAATCACCATTGATCACCGTATTGGCAGGAGTTGTGGCACCAGCTAGCCCAGTAACTCGCGCTAATGCCGTCTGACCCACAGTCAATCCATGAGCTACTGAGGTAGTAATCGTGATAACGCCAGAAGAAACAGTAGCAGAGCTAATAGTCTTAGATGCAGAGGTAAGAACCTCAGAAGTGGCGTCTGTCGTATACGTCCCAGATCCGCCAACAAGTGGGTAGGTGATGCTTGTTAGACTTGCCGTAGTCGCAATAAACGAATTGTTTGGATTCGTCCCAGTAGTGTAGATAATCCCACTGGTGCTAAACGCTGAACCATTTGTCAATCCATGAGCCGATGCTGTTGTCAGCGTTACCACATTGCTGGTCACAGATGCAGCAGTAATTGCAACGCTAGTTCCAATCAGAAAGAATGGCAACTGCAACGGACTACCGCCACTGGTCAATGTTTCAGTCCGTGCTACCACTCCTTTCCTCGGCTTCCAATATCCTTCCATCCGTCCATTCAACGACTCTCTCACCTCACCAACTTCTAGCTGGTTTAGTTGTAGTCGCTGGTTGACACTCAGGAATCCACCATCCCCATCAGAGGATTGTCCTTCATCCATTGCACTACCACTCTGTGCAAACTGACTCATTACTTGGAATAAGCAATAGCCAAACCGCTAGTCAACGTAACTGTCTCAATCTTGCCACCAATACCAACTCCCGCAGGAATCGTAATACTCGCAATGTCGGAACTGTTTGTCAAATTCGACGCAGTAAATGTGGTGAACACGCAGTTGGTAAGGCATTGCACCCACCTAACATTTGTCGCAGTGTCTCCACCATTCAATACCACACCTCCAC